ATATAAAGGTATCTACGATCAAACAATTGATGAGACTACTGCTGCTCTTCAAGGTCTCAGTAAGAAAAATCTAGAGGCGATGAAGGGTGAGAAAAAAGAAAAAATAAATGTAGAAGATGAAAAAAAGAAACCAATTACTATAAATCTTCCTAATGGTGGAACTAAAAAAATATATTCAGGTAGTGACGAGTATGAGAAGATAAAGAGTGGTGAATTAACAACGAGTAAAAGTAATTCAAGTATGACAACTGATATTACAAATATTAAGAAGAATGAAAAAGGAGATTACTCAGGAACTGTTGAAAAACCAAAAGTAAGTGCGATGGGTGTAGACGTTAAAGAATTAGAAAAAGATCTTAAGAAAGATATAAAACCTGAAGTTAAGAATGAAGTAAAACCTGAAAAGAAAGATAAATTACTATCAACTCATATTCCAATTGTTTCAAAGACAAAACTTGGTTCAATGGTGAGACCTGTGAAACCAGGTAGTGCTAGAGATAAGATGATTGCGAAGAACGAATTAAGACACGGTTCTGATTCAATCGTTAATAAAAGAAAGATGAATGCAGATTTTCAGTCTATGAAAAAAGGTAACATCACAAAAGCAGACTTCATGAAGCAGTATCCCAATTCTCAAACTGCTAAAAAGTTTAAGATGAAGGCATTAGAATCTTATGAACCATATGATCTTGTATTAGACTATGTGTTATCTGAAGGTCATGCAGATTCAGTAGAGGAAGCACATTATGTAATGACTCAGATGGATGCTGAGACAATTCAAACTATCGTAGAATTTTTAGGTGGTCAACCAAATGATGGATATATTGGACATCCAAGACTAGATATAAAAAATCCATTAAATCCACCTAAAAAAGATCTTAAGAAAACTACAGGAAAAGGTAGTGATAAAGGTGTTCAAGGTTTAGGTAACAGAGCAACTGATATCGAAAACATGATTAAGAATATTCCATAATGTTTGCTATCTGTCAGGCAGATGTGAACGCAAGAACACCTGCCTATTTAAATTATCTCAAAGGAATGAAGAGTAAAACAACAGGAAAGGAGTTGTATTACCTTCCACCACACGTAAAACTGCCGAATATATAGATAAAATACCTATTTCTACATCATGATTGATATAAATAATGAGGTATATGATAATCCTTGGACTTTTAATGGTGATATATTCACCACTGGAGACATCAAGGAGTATTATGGATTTGTCTACTGCATTACAAATCCCATAATCAATCGTCAGTACATTGGTCGTAAGTACTTTTGGGCGTTCAGAACGCCAAAAGGAAAGAAACGCAAAGTAAAACAAGAATCCGATTGGAAAAAGTATTACGGATCTTGCCCAGAATTAAAAGATGATCTCAAAACATATGGTAAAGAGATCTTTAGAAGAGAAATATTAAGTTTACATACCACAAAAGGGAACTGTAACTACGAAGAGACCAGACAACTATTCCTGTATAATGTTTTATCAGAATCACTTGACGATGGGACACCAGCATACTATAATAGTAACATTCTAGGTCGCTACATGCGAAAAGATTATGCAAAATTTGGAACAAACTCTTCATTTAAATCGTGACTGGGCACTAAAACGTATACATACACTTTGCGAGAGTAATAATTATGAAGATGTCATTGATGGTTATGCAATCGCCTTAGAATATCTAGAGTGGTTTGAACCAAATTGTAAGTATCACGACATCGTATCAATACAGTTTACAGCACTAACAGATGACTAACACTCATTCAAAAGAATTTATTAAGAAGATAGGTGAACAAATACAAAGACTCAGAGAAGAGGGAAAATTAGACGAGGCAAACTCTTTACACCTCACATATTTTCCATCTGTCAGGGATACTAAATAAAATAACTTAACAATTAGTCATAAATGAACCACATTTGGATAAATTTAAATAAAGGTATGAATTCGATTCCATCTGGGAGTAGAGAACTAGTTGAATTTGGGTTTTTTATCTGTATCGGAATAACAGCAGGTTCATTAGGACTAATATAAATGAATGATATAACAGTTTTTATATACTTAGTATTCTTTGTAATGCTATTTGCAGCGACGTTTGCGTATATGATTAAGATGATGGGGTCAACTTTAGAAACATTTGATAAAACTCCAGTCAGATCTTACGGTGATTCTATGAGAGCATATAAGATGCCAGCACCTCATCCAGAGATGGAAGGTGTGAAGACTGGGGAAGAATTATTAGTATATACCCCCGAAGAAGAGGATGAAGATGACGAAGGTGATATTATAAATTCAAGATAACTAAATAGAGCTGCCTATTATATAAGGGTATGACTGAAGAAGTAAAGAAGGAAGAACCTAAGAAACTAGGTCCTCTTGGAAAACTAAAAGAACTATCTGAGGACAAAGAAGAGCAGATGGAAATCTTCTCAACTTTTGTGAGACTTGGAATCTTAATCTGGAGTGGTGGAATTTTAACATTGAACTATGTTTCTATACCAAACTTTCCACAAAAGAACATAGATCCAACTTTCATAGCTTCGGTGTTTACAGGAGTTTTAGCTAGTTTTGGCATCCAGACTGCTAATAAAAAGAATGGTAATAGTGCTTCAAAACCACCTGCACAAGTATCTAAAGCAGATATGGAAAAACTAATTGAGAAAGCAGCGAACACAGCACCTGCTCAAACAATTAGGATCGAACAAGCACCAATGGTTCTTGCACCCACTCCTCCTACTAAGAAGGGATAATGGAAAAGAAAGAAGTGAAATGGTCTAAGTTGTTTGTACTTGGATTAGGAGGGATTATTGGTCTCTCTCATATTGGTATGATTGGAACTCTCATGAATCGTGAAAGCAAACTACCAAGTATTAATTTACCAGTTGGTCCTTATACATCATACAATGCAGAAGTTGGAAGAGATGGATATAAGATAAGTTATCGTGCAAACGATCCAAAGGTTATGCATATGGAAAGGGATATCAAGAAAAAAGGTGGCTTTCTGGGGTTGGCTAACAACACAACTAAAGTCATTGAACAGTACACGATGGACGGTGCAGTACACCATAAACCAACCACAACAACAATCTCATCAAACGGAGAAAAATCTGAAGCTTGTATCAAAGCAATCGGAGGTGCAGAAGGAACAGGAAGACTCGTCGGTTCCAGTATTGGTGCTAGTGCTGCTCCTACTCTCTCTAATATTCCCTTTATTGGTTGGGTTGCTGCTGGTTGGGTAACAATGTTCTCTGGAAATCAAGGTGCTGAAATTGGTGGACAGATGGCAGAAGATCTAAATTCAAATTGCTAAAATGAAATTAACAAAAAGTTTTAACGGTGGTCTATGGGCATTCCGTTTAGTATTTGCAGTCGTAGTTGCAGAACTTCTTATCGTTGCAGGTGCAGTAGTAGGATGTTTTGAAGAGAACATCTGTAATGATGCAGACACACAAGCAATCAAAGAAACGATGCAGGGTTTAGCAACTAAGTCATTTGCATTATACGCAGCTGAAAAAGGTATCAAATCTAACTCAAAGAAAGAAGAAGATTAATGTGTGGAAGTCCGTATATTGATGCGTATTTATACCTAGTTGCTATACTAAATAATAGCGTACTGGAGTTGAAACTATCATGTCCCATTACACACTTGGTTGGCACGACCAACTAAATGAGTATCACGAAATAGGCGAATATGCCGAAGACGCTTTTGAAGCAGTAAGACACGCAAGGGAGGATGTACCTTATCTACAGGTGCATCCATTTTCTTTGGATATAATTAAGGAGATAAAATGAAAGACCTACCAATTAAATCAACAACTATTTTATTTGGAGTAATCTGTATAGCAGTTATCACTTCTATTAACTACGCATGGGTATGAAAAAATTTAATACAATAGTCTTAGATGTAACTATCTACATCTTAGACTTTTTCTACAGAGGTAGAGACTTTCAAAGATTTTGGGTCTTGGAAGTCATCGCCAGAGCACCATACTTCTCATTTATTAGTGTATTACACTTTAGAGAATCTCTTGGACTTAGAGGAGAGGATCATATATATTTGATGAAGGAACACTTCTATCAGGCACTCAATGAAACAGAACACTTG